GAATAGCTTCACGGATATATTGTTCAACACGTACTACGGTAGATCCTTCCATTGCCCCGATGTTAGTAATCTTAGCACGCTTCATCAACCAGAGACGGCACCCTATAGGCCAGCCACGCCAAATTTCATATGCGTCTAAGTCTCCCCACCAACCTGCTCTGTCTGAAGAATCGGGATCTGGTAAAATATCATCACGCTCTGCCAGCCTATCTGTTCCTAGTGCAACACATACCGCAGTTGCCAAGGCTTGATCATCATCCAGCGTACCATCACCAAGCAGCAGCCAATCAAGTGTGACTGAGTATTTCGGGAAGAGCGTATTTTGGACTAGACGAATATCTGGCATTTAAATCACCCGAGTAGCTGTAATCGTACCATCAGAAGCAATGTGTAATCGATAACCATTGAGTTCTAATTCTCCATTAATTTTCAAATTACCATTAATCTTCAGATTGCCTCGAACTTCAAGTGCAGCGTTATATATCCAAGTATTATTTGGCTCATCCCATTCATAAACAGGCGGCTTAACACTACGACGTACACCGCTACCATCTGGATCAACTTTAATTTGAATTGGAGTAGTGGTCCAGCAACCACTTTCATCAACAAAAATACGATAATCTTGATAGCGAATATGTACATGCTTATCAGTAACTCGCGTGCTGACTTTATCATCTTTATAGAAAGTCATAATATCTTTATCTTTGACCTTGACATTACCATTAGCACGTTGGAGGTGCTGCTGTTCAGCAGAAATTTCATGGAAAGTGTCTGATTCTTCTTTGTGTAGAGTTTTCTGCCCTGTCGGTTTTTTAGATTGTTGCCCACCACTACTTCCACTATCTCCACTGCTCCCACCACCCCCACCTCCGTTCGTAGCAAACGTACCTATGCTTGGACCACTGTCTACAGCTAGAGTACTAGCTCCACCACCACCACTTCCACCACTTCCACCACTACCAGATTGCTGCTGCTGATCATTCTTATTCTTAACTAATTGAAATCGGATCTTAAATTGTTTATTATCAGCATTAGACTTTTCATTCTTACCCATGTTCCCTGTCATAAACATGCCATTATCAGTGATCAAAAATTGTTGTCCCCATTCTTTAAGCCCATGGATTCCAACTGAACCCTTAGCAGCATCCTTGGCTAAATTCATCAACCGATGCCGCCGATCATCCATTACTCCTACATAAGCATGTGAACTAGAGCCACCGACAGCAGACATGAAGCCTTCTGCGCTGCCTGTGATATTTCCCTTTTTATCTTTATCAGCAGGTGCGACTACTGAAGTAAAACCATAATTCTGAGGTGCTTCAATATCTTTGCGTGACTCACCATGCATCGCAGTACCCTTCATTGACTGCATGGTCTCACCATCATTAGCTTCATCTACCGTTACGCGCTTGCCACCGCCAGCGTGCGAACGGAAACCGTTTTGCAATGGTGTCATTCTGTGCATTGATTTTCCTTACTTGATTTCTACATCACCAATACTGACATCAGCTTCCGGCGCTGGCTTATCTTCAGGTCCAGCAGGTGGATTAGGATTTTCAGTAGAAACATTCTTAGCGCCACCCTTGAATGTGCCATAGACTGCTGAACTAACATCTGTCAATGCGAAAATAGGTTTACCATTAAGTCTACCAGGATTAACCAACTCCAGCGTTGTCAGCGTGCCAGAATTAGAATCCTGTGTGAAGGTGGCTTGTGCTATTTTCAATTGCTGATTATTGAGCAGTGCCATCGGTGATGTTACTAGTACCTCATCACCAGCCTTCCATAGAGTCTTACCATCGCGCAGCCAGCCTTGCACGGTAACAGTTGCTTCAATAAATGTTGACTCGTGCCACTTGGCCTCATGTGCGGCACGCATCACGCATTCACCTTGCCCCCATACTGGCACTTCACAAACTGTTATCAATCTACTCTTAACAGTCGCAGTGCCTGGAGCAGTTGCTTTCTGCTGTGCTTGCTTGGAGCCATTGTCTTCGCTATCTGCTGCACCTTGATTCTTAACATCATAAACTTCATATTTATATTGTTGAGTAATCGTACAATTCATCTTTAGAATATTTTCTCCTTCAATCAACTGTTGTGAAATAGGAAAACTATGATCACCTATAAGCAGAATATTTCCCAATTCATCTGTACCTAAGCAAACACCACGATGACGACAAGCTTTTTCTATAAAGTCCCAAGTGATTTCCCCCTGTTCAGCTTGCAGACGTTTGAATGGCGTCATATCAATTGTTGGTATCACCTTGACAGGTTGATCATAAGCTTGGTAAACTTCTTCCGCTACCTGAACAAGATTCTTGCCATCAAAATTATTTGTTTCGTGGAACACACTTGATTTATTGGACCACGCTTGTTTGCCTTTACCGATAAGCATGACACCATGATTATCAGCATCATAGGCAACCTGTCTAGTTTCAATAAAACCAGTAAGAGCTAATTGACCACCAAGAGTAATGACACAACTATCTCCCGGTCTAAATTGTAATTTGTCCCAGATAGTGGTGACATCTTTTCCAGGTTCAAGATTAGGAACAGGGTCACGTTCAGCCGCGGTGAACCGAAAGATAGGATAAGATTCACCCCATCGTACTTGTACGAATACTGTTTCCCAATCTTCAAACAGTTGCCCACGTACTTCTAGTACTGCGATTTCAGACCATTCACGTCCTGTTTTGTAATCGTATGCAGAACTCATGATGACAAAGCTCTTCCCGTTAACTGCATAAAAGCTGGATGTACTATTTTATTTTCTGCGCGTAACTCATCTGCACGGTTAGCAGTGTCATATAGTTTATACGAAATAACAAGTGATGATATTACATCTGCAAATCGGTAACCAAGCATTCGTGGCAATGGCCGTGCTGTTTCAACTAGATAATAAATAACTGCTGCATGGAGTTCTACAAGTCTCCTATACCACATCTGATCCATTTCATCGGCCATCACTTCTTCCATTTCATTAAATGCTGTATTCACCAATCCCTTTATATAATCAACATCTTGACGACTTCTAAATATCCTTTCAGAAACTATTCTACTCTGTGTTGCGAGAGCAAAACTAATTAATGCATTTTTAATCAGTGTAGCGCCTAGCAATATCGGGTCATATTTCAATGTAGCTCTTCTAACTGTTCGCATCTGTTCTAACGAAATGCCAGCCTTCCTGGCTAATTCAAATACGTTATCCAACGGTGGACCTATTGCATCATTCACAAGTAACGATTCACAACTAGCAATGACATCGCCACATGCCGTACGGAAATCAGAACCAGCACGGCCCTTAGTCGATGTCATTCGCAGCATCATTCTCAACGCATCAATAACAATAGGTGCCGCCTCTTTGGCATCTTCACGAAACATGATTTCTAACTTCTTGGGCTAAGGGCAGCTAAAACTTGTTTTCGCATTGCTTCTGATTTAGCGATCAAATCGGAAGTAGGATCAGTAGGCTGCGTGCGTGATGGGGCAAAGCCAAATTCCGTAAAGCTGACATCAAATACGCAGAAGCCGCCGACACGTTCTTCTTCAGTCAATCTATATTTCGTAACCACCACATAGATAGGTGACTTAGGAAATGTTGGAAGCTGCAACGCACCAGGACCATTGATTTCTAATGCATCAACCAGTGCATCACGAGCAATACGATAGTCTCGTTTATATAAATCTACATTTGTATCATACGGGAAAACAATGCAGTAGGCTCGCACTGAGAACTGCTTTGCCTGCCTGCCCATGTCTTCCGAGTATGGATCTTCTTTCTTTGGAAATTGGTGCGTAACAATACGACGACCATTTTCTTTAGAGCCAGATTCTACGTGGAAATTGGCATTACGAAATCGCGCAGGCAATAATTGGTCACGCCATACTGTCGGTGGCTGGCCAATCGCTTGTGCATTTGTGCTAAGGTCACGTATAGATCCCACTGTTCGAACCTCCACTTATATCTTCAGCCGGTCCACGCGATGCTGGCGTACCTGAAGATTGCCGTTCCATCTTTGGCATTTTGAATAGCGAACTTACTTTATCATTTGCCTTGCCGCTACGCTTGACATTGATATCTATATTAGCAGAGCCTTCAACTGTATGATTGCTGACTTCATCGCCCATGGTTCTGTCAAGTATCTTACGATCTAAACTAGATCGTTGTTCTATACCCAGTTGATGACCTTTCGTCATCCAATCTGGTTGCGAATAATACTCTTCAGACTTACGTATGTCTTCTTCTGTTTTTCCAGATCTTCCACCACCCCTTCTAATTATTCCCTCAATCTCTCCAGGATTAGGCAAACCCACACCAGGACCATAACCTTCAGGAGGCTGTGCTTCCTCACGTTCGCTGTAACCCGGTCCAGATTCCTTCAAAGCCCTTTGACGTCGTAACTCCCATTCTTCATCAGATCCTGGAGCAATGCTTTCAAGTGCACGCTGTATTCTTCTTGGATCACGTCCTTGTTCTTGATCTGCCAAATGTTTTCTTACATCTTTTAACGCATCTTGAGCTCGTTCTCGCTGACTTTTAATCAGTTCAGGACCACCGGCTATTTGTGTATCACCACCAATTCCAAGAGATTTCAATTCACCAGCAGAAGACGGTGCATGACGGAGATGAAGTTTATCTGCATCATACCATATATCTGATACTACGAGACCTTCACCAGTATATGTTCCTTTCGCGCCTTCTTCCGGCTGGTTCCCACCTCTCATCTGAAGTTGAAGTTTACCAGTTTTAGGATCAATACGAGTTTGACCAGTCAACAAGGCAACATGCTTGCCTTCTACATGAGTACGGGGAGATTCACCCTTCAGGACACCAACATAAGTACCATAGCCAGATTCAACATCTTCAATTGTCGCAGCGTCACCATAACCCTCTGATAGCTTATTTCCTTTCTTATCATATTGTGGTACGAACGATCCTGCGGCAGCACCTGATTTTGATAATGGACTACTAGGTTCATGACCTCCTGCTGTTAATATTGAATTGGCATATGTCGCGCACCATGCGGTGGTTTTTGGATTAACACCGAAACCTTGTTCTTTCATAAACTGCTGGAGTCTAGCTGTATCTTTCAATTCATGGGCACCAAGATGTCGTCTTGCTACTTCCAATGCAGTCAATGCACCTGGAGGTGGAGTTGAAAGATCAATATTATCACGTGCTTCCGCAGCTGCGCCACCTCCTGGTTGCTTTATACCACGAGGAATTTTCATTGGATTACTTTCACCCTTCGCGCCGCCGCGAGGTGTATTGTGAAATCCTTGTCCTTGTGGTCTATCAGTTGGCACCCTCGTTAAATCACTGAGTTCCTTAAGTCCAGCTGTCAACTCAGCCATCCGCTTATTTTCTTCTTCTATCAGTCTCCTCTTACTTTCTTCATTAGCGGCAGTATTATTATTAGGAGACACTTGTGATTGTGGCTTCACCACTGGTGGTGGAACACCACGACCTGGATACTGAGGTGCATTCCTGAAAATATCTTCGGTGAGTCTTTCCTGCTCTGCCTTTTCTTCTGGAGTCAAATTCCCTGTTCTAGTCCGCGCCCATCTATCAGCGGCATTGGCAATTCTTTCTAAAGCATCAGCAAGAAGCTGTGCGCCTTTAACTACAGGACCAAAGCCAAGAGCTATAGCACCAAGAGAATCGCTAATCTTACCAACTGACACAGCCATTGAATTAAAAGAACGTGTGAGCTGCGTACTCTGTTCAATCAAAGCTTGAGTATTTCTAATTGCTTCTTGAGTTGGTCCTTTCAATTTAACGTGAGTTT